CGTGAACGCCAGGAACTAGAAAAGATTGCACAACAACTAGTTGAAGAAAACAAAAAACTTAAGGGTAACTTAAATAAAAACCAAGAAGTTTTGTTGGAGCAAGCTAGGAAGGAAGTCGCATCTGAACTAGAGAATGTAAAACGCACTTACAAACAAGCATACGAAGCAGGCGATGCAGATGCAGTTGTGGAAGCACAAGAAGCACTGACAAATGTTAAGTTAAAAGCAGATAAAGTAAACAATTTTGCATTTACCCCTTTACAAGAGGATGAAGATCCTGTACAACAACAAATATCCACTCAAGCAACAGCTGCAGCGGACCAAAAAGCGTTAACTTGGCAACAAGATAATACTTGGTTTGGTGCAGATGATGAAATGACTAGCTTCGCGCTTGGGTTGCATTCAAAACTAGTCAAGCAAGGGGTTGACCCCCGAAGCGACGATTACTACGAGCAAATTAATGCACGTATGCGACAAGTATTCCCAGATGAATTTGAATCTGACGAAGAATACACACCAGATGTTTCTGAGAAACCAAGACGTAAGGCAAATGTAGTAGCACCCGCAACGCGTAGTACCGCGCCTAAGAAAATCGTACTGACAGTATCGCAGGTAAATATTGCTAAACGGCTAGGAGTTCCCCTAGAAATTTACGCCCAACAGGTTGCAACTGAGATGAGGAAATAAAAATGGCTGAAAACAGATTAAATCGTGAACTAGAAACCCGTGAAAAAACGGCCCGCAAGCGCTCTTGGGTACGCCCAGACTTGCTACCTAACCCAAATCCAGAAGACGGATATGACTTTCATTGGGTGCGTATTAGTACTCGGGGTGAAGCTGATCCCATGAATGTTTCAATGCAGCTCAGACAAGGATGGGAACCTGTAAAAGCTTCCGATCACCCAGAATGTTTTGTTACAGCGTCAGAAAATGACCGCTATAAAGATAACGTTGTTGTTGGTGGTCTAATGCTTTGTAAAATCCCAAAAGAATTAGTAGAAGATCGTGCTTCTCATTTTGAAGAACAAACACGGTCCCAAATGAGTTCAGTAGACAACAATTTCATGCGCGAAAATGATCCTCGTATGCCCGTATTTAGTGAGCGGAAATCGAAGACAACTTTCGGCAGTGGTTCTTAATTAATAGGAGTTATATATGGCATATCCAACCATTTCAGCCCCATACGGGCTAAAACCGGTCAATTTGATCGGTGGTCAAGTGTTTGCCGGTTCTACTCGTAAATTACGTATTGCTAGTGGTTACAACACGAGCATATTTTACGGTGACCTGGTAACACGTACTACAGATGGTACTATCGTTAAAGCTACATCAACAACAACTGGTCCAGCTACTGGTTTTGTAGGCGTATTTTTAGGCATTGAGTACATCAACACAGCAACAAACCAACCAACATTTGCACAGTACTTCCCAGCAAATACAGCAGTTACTAGTGGTTTTATCACAGCATATGTAGCTGATGATCCTGACCAATTATTCAAAGTAGCTGTAGTTTCTGGTACAACAGTTATTACTGGTGTTCAATACACAGCAATTGGTAACAACGCTACATTAGTACAAAACTCAGGCTCCACAATTTCTGGTGACTCTGCAGTAGGTATTTTAGATAGCGTAGCTACAACACGTACGTTACCAATCCGCATCGTTGATGTGGTACCCGATACAGCATATGAATCTGGTGGTAATATTTTGTTCCCTGAAGTTATTGTTAAAATCAATGCAGTTCAAGTTGATGGCGACGGTTTACCTTCAGGTGGCCACGCCTACGATAACCCATTAGGCATTTAAGGAGAATTATAAATGGCTATTTCACGCGCACAGCTACTCAAGGAACTATTACCGGGCCTTAACGCCCTATTTGGCTTAGAGTATAAAAAATATGGTGAAGAACATCGTGAGATTTTCGAAACCGAAACATCAGAACGTTCATTCGAAGAAGAAACAAAACTTTCTGGCTTCTCTGCAGCACCTGTTAAATTTGAGGGTGCAGCAATGTCTTACGACAATGCTCAAGAAGCTTGGACAGCTCGTTACCAACACGAAACCATCGCAATGGGTTTTTCAATTACTGAAGAAGCTATTGAAGATAACTTGTACGATTCATTATCCGCACGTTACACAAAAGCACTAGCTCGCGCTATGGCTTACACAAAACAAGTTAAAGCAGCTGCTATTCTTAACAATGCTTTTGCTTCAACTGTAACTTACGGTGACGGTCAACCATTGATATCTACTGCTCACCCACTAGTATCTGGTGGTACCAACAGCAACCGTCCAGCAGTTGCAGCGGACTTGAACGAAACTTCATTGGAAAATGCAGTTATTCAAATCGCAGCTTGGACTGATGAACGTGGTCTTTTGATTGCAGCACGCCCAACTAAATTGGTTGTTCCACCAGCATTGCAATTCGTTGCAACTCGCTTGTTGGAAACTGAATTACGCGTAAGCACTGCAGACAATGATATCAACGCATTGAAAAACAACGGTTCTATTTCTGGTGGTTACACAATCAACCACTATTTGACCGACACAAATGCTTGGTTCTTGACTACAGATGTACCAAACGGTTTAAAACACTTTGTACGTACTCCATTGCAAAACTCAATGGACGCAGACTTTGATACAGGCAACAGCCGCTACAAAGCCCGTGAGCGTTACAGCTTCGGTGTTTCAGATCCACTAGGTATCTACGGTTCTCCAGGCGCTTAATTAGGCTTGGTAATAAAGAGGCTCACTTCGGTGGGCCTTTTTTAATGGTTTTCTGTATTGTAACGTGTACAAAAAAGAGCAAAATGTATACATATACACACGACGTGTATAAAAAACAGGAGAATTTGAACATGTGGACCTCACCATCAGCAACAGAAATGCGTTTCGGTTTTGAAGTAACAATGTACGTAATGAATAAATAAGTTATACTAAAATATAACTTTGGGCGGTTAAGCCGACACTAGAGGATGTAGTAAGTAACGAGTTTTTCGGCTTTCTGCGTTACATGTAACAACTACCAAATCTACGCCTACCCTAATTTACGCTCATCGTGATGGTGTTTACGGTGGCAGTTAGCACATAGCACTATACATTTGGATTCTATTTCTTCGCGGGCTATCTTATAAGCCCCATTCTGCGAGAGTTCGCTTATCTTCCTATTGGCAGGGTCTTTAACTAAATGATGGAAATCTAAGGTGGCTGGGTGGTTTTCACCGCAGTTTGCACAGGATAGGGTGGCTTTATATGCTTCCCATTGGGCGCGTTTCTTTATCTTACCTAGTCTAACCCGCTCAATTTGTGCAGGCTTGTTGTCTTCATAGTGCTTTTTTGAGTATATCTTTGCTTTTGCCCTACGAATTTCTGGGTCTTTATATGGCATAAATAGTCCATTAATTAGTTGACACATAAACAGTATCATAGTATAAAGACTGTATCAACCGGGAATATTAAATCCGGCTCATTAGACTGTCCCGGCAGACGCATACAAGACTGATGAGCTTTACTTTGTATGGAGAAATTCAAATGGCTAATACCACATTCAGCGGCCCAATACGTGCCGGTAACATCCCTAACACAACAGGTACTACTGTAGGCACAAACATCGCTAACATTGGTCAAGTTGTAATGGCCCAATCACAAGCAGTTACACAAGCTTCAAGCACAACAACACTCGTAATCCCAGCAAACAGCCAAATCGTAGAAATGACATTATATGTTACTACTGCTTGGGACGGCGTAGCCTCAACTTTAGGTCTAGGTAACACAGCCCTAGCAACTGCGTACACAGCAGCTGCAGCTGTAGCCGGAGGCACCGTAGGTATCGTTTCAGTAACCCCAGGCACAGACGCAACTCGCACATTAGCATTTGTTGATGTAGGTACTACAGACGTTAAAATCGTAGTTACTTCTACTAACACTGGCGCTGGTGCAGGCTACTTAACAGTTCGTTACGTTCAAGCTAACAACCTAGTTGCTTAATTAATCTTGGGGCTTCGTCCCCGCTTATAATCTAAGGAGATTAATTATGGGAATGCAAACAGATATTCAAAGTGGACATCTTGACGTTGCGGGATTTATCCTTTCAAATGGTCGTGTTCGTGTAAAAGCTATTACCTATCAAGGTAGTGGAGGCGGTGCTGGAGTAGTTGATATATTTGATACTACAGCAGCACCAATTTCTGCAACTTATGGAAGGTCTGGAGCGCTTGTTACAGTTACTAAGTCTTCTCACGGACTAAGTACAGGAGACCGAGTAGGTATTGCATATAGTGCTGCAGCTGGTGCATCTGCTACTAACGGTAATTTTACAATTACAAAACTAACAGATAACACGTTTACAATTACAGATTTTAATTCTGGAACTGTAACTCCTGGTACAGCGTGTGTTTATGTAAATAGTGGCGCTCGTTGGCTTACTAGCTTTGCAACAATAGTAAGTCAAACAACCCCAGTACATGTCCTTATGCCAGGCGAAGGCCTACTAGCAACATTAGGCGTATACACAAACATTTCAAATACAACATTTGTAACTGTATTCTATGGCTAAGAAGACCCCATCCCTAGCGGTTGGTCGCGGTGAGAAATTACCAGTCTCGAAAGGGGCTGGACTTACCGCTAAAGGCAGAGCAAGGTATAATGCAGCAACGGGGTCTAACTTAAAAGCACCCCAACCAGAAGGTGGTCCTCGTAAGAAATCATTCTGTGCACGTATGTCAGGAATGCCGGGCCCTATGAAAGATGAACAAGGCCGCCCGACAAGGAAAGCTGCCTCACTAAAAAGGTGGAAATGTTAATGTTTAAAGAGATATTAGATAAGCTGGATTCAATTAACGAGCATACTAAACATGCGATCGATTGGACATCCATAGGAATTGCGTTTGGTACACTGCTTCAAGTACTACCATCTATAGCTGCGGCGTTATCGATTATATGGTCAGTTATCCGTATATACGAAACTAAAACAGTACAAACTTGGCTTAAGAAAAGGAAATCAGTATGATAATAAACGAAAATGGTCATGGTAATAAACCTGTAAAGCAAGAAAAACCGGTGGAACCACCGGTGAAGAAAGACAAAAGCAATGCCGAGCAAAAGTAAAGCTCAGCGAAATTTTATGGCAGCCGCTGCGCACAATCCTGCGTTTGCTAAAAAAGTAGGTATCCCAGCTAAGGTAGCTAAGGAATTTAATCAAGCCGATAAAGGCAAAAAATTTAACGGAGGTGGTACAGCTATGAAACACGAAGACATTAAGATGGACAAAAAGACAGTTAAAAAAGCTGTTGGTATGCATGATAAACAAATGCACGGCGGCAAGAAAACTGACCTAGCGGCCCTTAAAAAAGGCGGTATGACTAAGATGGCCGCTGGCGGCTGCGCTAAGATGGCTAAAGGCGGTTCAGCATCTAAACGCGCTGATGGCTGTGCAACTAAAGGTAAAACAAAAGGACGGATGGTATAATGGCTTACAAATCAGGCGCCGATGGCGTAGCAAAAAAAGGTAAAACTAAAGGTAAAAACCTAGGCAACTCAGGTCCTTCAGTTGGTATCGAGAATGGTCCTAAATCTTCAGGTAGCAAAGGTGGTAAAACCAATGCAGACATGAAGTCAATGGGTCGCGGTTTAGCTAAAATTGCAGCACAGAAAAAGGGTTAATATCATGGATACTTCAAAACCTAAAAAACCTATGCCTAAAGGCATGTTAATGCCTAAGCCGAAAGCTAAAAAAATAATGCCGGTTAATCCTATGGATGCTGACGAAGATATCATGCCATCAGAAATTGCAGATAAACTACAAACTATGAAAAACATAAAAGGCGCTGAGAATTACGAAGCAACTAAAACCTATAAAAAAGGTGGGTCTGTAGGTTCTGCTTCTAAACGTGCTGACGGCTGCTGTATCAAAGGTAAAACTCGCGGTAAGATGTTGTAAGGAGAATATTATGATGGCTTCTAGGGGTATGGGTGCAATTAGACCCTCTAAAATACCAAAGGGTGTTAAGAAAGAACGTAGAGACAATACCGATTTCACCGAGTATAAGAAGGGTGGAAACGTCAGTATCCCTAAGATGCCTAAGGGTGTAAAATCAAAACGGTATGCTGAAGGTGGAAATGTTAACGCCGCAGGCAACTACACAAAGCCCGAACTAAGAAAACGTATAGTATCCCAAGTTAAGTCAGCAGCAACACACGGTACCGGTGCAGGTCAGTGGTCAGCTCGTAAAGCCCAGTTAGTAGCTAAGAAGTATAAAGATGCAGGTGGTGGGTACAAGTGAGTGCGTTAGCTAAAAGCCAACGTTCACTTAAGTCTTGGGGTGACCAGAAATGGACCACTAAGTCAGGCAAAAAATCATCCGAAACAGGTGAGCGGTACCTGCCAGAGAAAGCAATAAAAGCGTTGTCCTCTGCAGAATATGAGGCAACAACAAAAGCAAAACGAGAAGGTAAAGCTAAGGGCAAACAGTTTGTAGCCCAACCTGCCAAAATTAAAAGTAAGGTAAAGCCTTACAGGAAGGTAACGTAATGCATTTGGTAAGTATTGGGATGATATGTGGCTTTGCAGTTGGCGTCCAATACGAGACGCTAGAAAACGACAATTATATAATTATAAGTCTAGGTATAATTGACATAGTATTTATTTGGTAAAAACATATGACAACGTCAAACACGTACGATTTTAATTTAGAGTTTACCGAAATAGCTGAAGAAGCATGGGAACGAGCTGGGCGCGAAATGCGCTCTGGGTATGACTTACGTACTGCACGTCGTTCAATGAACTTAATGACCATAGAGTGGCAAAACCGTGGCATTAACATGTGGACTATTGACGAAGGGACTATAAACCTAATTCAAGGTCAAGCTACATATGATTTACCTGCAGATACTATTGATTTACTAGAGCATGTAGTTCGTACCGGTGCGGGCAATGCCTCAACTCAAGCAGATTTAACTATATCTAGAATCAGCGTATCAACATATGCGAGTATTCCAACAAAGTTAACTCAAGGCAGACCAATACAAATTTGGATAGAACGCTCAAGAGACCAACCAAGAGTTACATTTTGGCCAGTACCAAACCAAGGCACAGTGGGAACCCCTTACTATGTATTTAAATATTGGCGCTTACGTCGAATACAAGATGCAGGGGCTGGGGTTGAGACTCCAGATGTTAACTTTAGGTTTTTACCCGCGCTTACTGCAGGGTTAGCGTACCACATAGCTGTAAAACAGCCGGAACTAGCTGACCGTATACCATTACTTAAACAAATTTATGATGAACAGTTTGACTTGGCCGCAGGGGAAGACCGTGAAAAAGCACCGATTCGTTTGGTACCAAGAATATCAAGTAAGTATTAATCATGGGTAATAGATTTGCAACAGGTAATAAGGCGATATCGGAGTGTGACCGTTGTGGGTTCCGATATAAACTGCGCCAACTACGTCACTTGGTTATTAAAGACCACGATGTAAACATTAAAGTATGCCCAGAGTGTTGGGAGATGGACCACCCGCAACTTAAATTAGGTACGTTCCCAGTGAGCGACCCACAGGCAATTAGAGACCCAAGGCCCGATTTTACTGGATACGCAGAAAGCAGAGGGTGGTTAGTACCTGTAACACAAGTAGTAGGTTCAGGGTTTATCGGAAACGTAACAATAGTAATAACATAAGGAGTTTTAAAATGGCTCAAGATCCAAATAAATTAAAAGCGCAACAAATTAAACCCGGTATGGAAGCAATGCGTAACAGCGTTGGTGACCCAGGTAAAGAAAACATCAAAACCACAGGCATTGTACAACGCGGTGCTGGTGCAGCAACTAAAGGTAAGACAGCTCGCGGCCCTATGGCTTAAGAGGTAATACATGAACTACGCCGATTTATGTACCAATATACAAAACATATGTGAAAATACATTCACAGCGCAAGAACTTGCTATGTTTACAGAGCAGGCAGAGCAAAAAATATATAACACGGTTCAACCCCCTGCAATTCGTAGGAATGTAACTGGGAACATGTCTGTGGGTAATAAATATTTAAATTGCCCTTCGGATTTTTTGTATACGTACTCTATGGCAGTTATTGATGCGTTAGGCAATTACACCTATTTAATTAATAAAGACGTTAACTTCATGCGCGAAGCGTACCCAAAAAGTAGCACTGCTACTGGGGAACCTAAATACTACGCATATTTTGACAGCAACTCCTTTATTGTAGGGCCTACACCAGACCAATCGTACGCAGTGGAATTACATTACGGATATTACCCCGAGTCTATTGTTACTGCTGGAACTACTTGGTTAGGTGATGAGTTCGATTCCGCATTACTAAATGGCGCATTGGTTGAGGCAATTCGATTTATGAAGGGCGAAGCCGATTTGGTTCAACAATATCAACAACTATATGTACAAGCTATTGCGTTACTCAAACAACTTGGTGATGGCAAACTTCGTCAAGATGCGTACCGTGACGGACAAGTACGGATACCAGTTAGTTAATTATTTAAAGGCTGTATATGGCTATTACACAAACAATGTGCGCTTCTTTTAAACAAGACTTGCTAAATGGGGTTCAAAATTTCGGCGTTGACACGTTTAAAATCGCGTTATACACTAGTGCAGCTACGTTAGATGCGTATACAACAGCATACACCACATCAAATGAAGCTTCAGGTACTGGGTATACCGCAGGAGGTAACATATTAACGGGCACTACAGTTAGTTTATCAGGGACTACCGCTTATGTAAGTTTTAGCAATACTACTTGGTCTACAACTACTATTGCTACTAGAGGGGCGTTAATTTATAATTCATCTAAATCTAATAAAGCAGTTGCCGTACTAGCTTTTGATGAAGAAACAAACACATCTGGAGGGAATTTTACAATCGAATTTCCATTAGATGAACCCGATTATGCTATTATTAGAATTTCTTAAGGAGTAATATTATGTTAGATAAAGTAAATGTAGGTGACTCATCAAGCGCATCATTGATTCGCGGTGCCAGTAGTATTGAAAGCGTTGAGCTTAATGGCTACTACTCAG